TTCAATTTTTTAGAACAGATCAAAGTGGAACATTAACTGTGAATAGAAATGACGGTTCTGATATCGCTCGTTCGGTTATAACTCTAATTGAAGTCGGAGCTTAAAAATGGAATATCAAATTCACCATGCGTTATCCTCTTTGCGAGATGGCGCAGAGTTTGTTGTTGTTGATAATTCTCTTGCGGGGATTACTTGGCATGATGAGGAGCAAGATCGTCCGACTGATTCAGAAATAAACGAAGAAATCTCAAGATTAACGGCAGCGGAACCAATGCGGCTTCTCCGAGTGGAGAGAAATAAGCGGCTTGCCGAAACGGATTGGTGGGTCATGCGAGGTAACGCCACGGAAGCGCAATTGACCTATAGGCAGTTACTAAGGGATCTTCCAGCGAACACGGCTGATGCAAGCAACCCAGTTTGGCCCACGAAGCCTGAATGATAGTAACCGGTTCGCAGCGTGAAGTTGCTGCCTGGATCAATCACAGAATACGAGATACCAGCCCAGGGGACTATGATACCTGTACGACGCTGGCAGTAGCGCGGCACGATAAGCTGATATGCGGCGTGGCATACTGGAAACAGAGAGGCGGGATATGCGACGTAGCCATAGCCGCAGACAGCCCCATGTGGGCGACCAAACAGACAATTTTCACGTTACTTGCGTATCCATTTCAACAACTGGAAGCGCATAGACTCCAGAGTTTTATACACCCGAAAAACAAGCGGTCCCGCAAGTTATGTGCGGGGTTAGGGTTTACCTGTGAGGGGAAACTTAGGCGATTACACAAGGACAAGGATATGTTGATTTACAGCTACCTCAAGGATGAGTTTATAAGGAGCAAATGGCATGGGTAAAAGCAGATCGAGTGCGCCCGTTATCCCCGCGCAGCCAAGCCCGCAGGCGTTGGCAAATGCACAGGCAGAGGCGAACCGCATTACGCAGTTTACTCCGGGTGGCAACCTTTTGTTTGGCGAGTTTGACGCGGGAACGGGAGAATTTGCGCCTCGTAGCGGCACAGCATTACGGGTACAGGAAACTCCTGCACAAAGTGCGTTACGTCAGCTAGAAGAAATCGGCGGCGTAGAACTTGCCTCGACGGGTGCCACACTTGCAGGTCAGCTTCCTACAACTCCTTTGACCGCAGAGGGTCTTACGGCAAGGCCGGAATTTGATCTAAGCGGCGTAAGCCAGATCCCGCAGGCACAGGACAGGGGCGCATTGGAACAGCGTATAGCTTCTCGTGGTTTGGAATTGTTACGGCCCGAACTGGAACGCACGGAAGAACGTCTGGCCCAGGACTTAGCTAACCGTGGAATACCAGAGGGTTCCGAACAGTTCATTGATATACAGGACCGGTATGCGAGACAGAGAGGCGATTTGTTGTCCTCGCTGGCGTTTGATGCAATCGCCCAGGCGGAAGCACAGGAAGCAGCAGATTTTGGCAGAGGATTGACGCGACGGGGTTTGGAGAGACAGGACGTTACGGACAGGCTTGCGTACCAGAACCAATTGCGTCAGGCGGAACTTGGAGAGCGTCAGGGATTGCGTCAGCAGGCGCAGAACGAACTGACGGGCCTTCTAACGGGGCAGATGTTGCAGACCCCGGCGTTAAGTAACTTCATTGCGCCTCCGCAGATAGACGTATTGGGACCGTATCAGATGCAGCAGCAGAACGCATTGGCGAGAGCGCAGATTGCAAGTCAGGATCGTGCGGCGAAATATCAAGCATTGGGTAATGCTGTAGGCACAGCAGCGGGCGGGTATCTTGGTGGTAAATGTGACTACCGGATCAAGGAAAACATAGACGAAATGCCCGATGGTGCGCTGGACCGGATCAACGCATTAAAACCGAAAACCTATAACTACAGGGAAGGCTTTGGAATGGAGACAAAGGATACATCTGGTTTCCTTGCCCATGAAGTACAGGAAGTCATGCCGGAATATGTATTCGGGGAAAAGGACAGCGAAGCGATCCAGATGATTGACGTTCTTGGTGTATTGGGAACTTTGACGAAAGCGGTTCAGGAATTGTCCGACAAGGTTGACCGTATATCCGAAAGGGGAGACAGCTAATGATACAGATGCCAGCCCCACCACGGGTTAACTTACAGCCTATAAATGTTCAAGGATTCAGCCCCGGCGCACAAATGGCGTCGGTTATTGGCAATCTCGCACCGTTCCTGATGGATTCCTATTTGAAGGGCCAGCAAAGACGCACGGAAAGGGACGCGAAAACACAGCTTGCCGATTTGCTTGCAGAAAGCATGGCACCGCGAGATCAGCAAAACGTAGTGGCAAACCAGCAGGCATTTGGACCCCAGGTAGTAACCGAACAGGTTGCCCCGACACAGGCGGAAATACAGGCGAATGTCTTACGGGGGATGCTGGCAAGCGAAAACCCGCTGATTCAGGAAATGGGCGTACAGAGAAACCTGGATAGAATCTTTGCCGCACCAACAGAAAAATGGACACCGACGTATAGCCCATACGGACGAAAGGGATTCGGGCAGGTTAGCAGTACAACAGGTAAAGTCGAAAATTACCAGCCAGCACAGTCGGTGACGCTGGTAGGTCAAAACAATGAGTTGCAGCAAGTATATGTTGGCTCACCGGAATATGAGAAGTTGATAGCGGAAGGCTATGTAGAAGACCCGACAAAACAGAGGCCGACAAAGAGATTAGAAACCGTAAACATCGGCGGAAACGAAGTCGTGCTACAGGAAAATTTGGAAACGAGATCGTGGGAGCCGTTTTCAATCGGTGGGGTAGAAATAACAGCCCCAAGGTGGCAAGAAACAGCGCAAGGTAGAACAATTGAGTTTCAGCAAGGCGATGAAATTGTTACCTGGATAAGCGACCCGCAAGCACCGGGCGGCTACAGGGAAATTGGGCGTGGCGATAAATGGCAAGCGCGGATGCCGGATACGGTAACGGTACAGGAAGGGGAGGACAACGTAACGTACCGGGTTAATCAAGACGGATCACGAGATGAGATAGGAAGAGGTCGGAAGTGGCAAGCGCCGGGTCAGGGTTCGCCAACGATAAAAAGCTGGAACGAAGGCGGCGACACAGTAACTTCTCAATGGAACCCTGCTGCGAAAGAATGGGTTGAGGTAGGCCGCGCTCCACGATGGGCAGAACAGGCTCCTAATGTTATCAGTGTTCAGGAAGGGGACAAGCTGGTTTACAAGCAATGGGACGACCAGGCAAAAAGCTGGAAAACCATAGCAGACGGACCAAAATGGCAAAAAGCTAACGACAGCCAGCGGGAACAAACGATTCAAGATCTTATCAATAGAGGCAAAACCCGTGCAGAGGCAGAGGATATCGTAGACAACAACATTAGAGTTATAGCAATTCCAGGGCTACCACCTGTTGCGTACAACACAGCTACTAATAAGAGTTGGAGAATAGGCAATTTAGAAGAGCTGCTCACGGATGTTGAACGAAGTGGCGATAGCTATGGCGTCCCCACCATATTTGACGACCTTAGCGCCTACGGCGGCGCACCGATGGCACAAGAGGAAATAGCAGGTATCCCGTTGGTAGGTAAACCACTGAATAAATGGTTAGAAGAAAACTTTGCGAATTTGGGATTCAGTGACGCCGAAAAGGTTGTACGACTCAGAGCCAATTACCGACTAATACGGAGCGATGTGCTTGGAGCATATTCACAATCTGCAAGAGTGCCGGTCATAGAACAGCAGCGCATACTGGAAAACTTACCAAAAATGGGCTTTTTGGAAACCCCGGAAAGGGCAAGGGGAAAGTTGGTTACTCTTCACGCCCAGTTAATGACAATTGCAGAAACCGAAGAGGCGTATGCGAAGGATTGGAGCAACAATAGCGAACTTAGAGAGGATGCAGGGCGAACGGCAAAACGTGTGCGTAGCGCTCTCTCCATTTTGGGAAACCCACCAACCGACTTTTCCAGAGAAGACATAGCAACTCTGAACCTTCAGCAGATACAAGATATTGTGGATAGCCCCCTGATACGGACTATGGATGCGGGCATAATAAACGCAATACTAGACCAACTCGCCACGCTGGAGAAATAAAATGTCGCAGCAGCAAATACAGGAACTAAAGCTAAGACTTGGGCAGCGATTACAGGAGTTACAAACACAGCCTGTTACGGAAGAAGCACCGCAGACCGCTACACAGCCGGTTGACGTTGGAAACGTAGTGCCGAATGTCGGGGGGCAAATAAGCGCAGCAAGGGATGCGCTCCAAAGCCAACTGGATAGCATGGGATCGTTGCCACCGAACTACAAGCCGCCAGACACCGGGGATCGAACAGTTCTGACGAAAGTTGGGCAACGGCTAATGGGGAGCGACTTGCAACAAGTCCACGGAAGGGACGACCCGATACCAATGACTCGTCTGGGAACCACAGTCGCGGGTGCCATTACAGGCGGAACCCTGGGGCTGCGTGTTCCTCCGCTCAACCCGTTGGTCAACCCACTTACAGGTGCGTTGCTATTAGGCGGTGCGGGGGCTGTAGGCGGGGCTGTCGCACCAGAAGGCTTTACCGAACTTGGGGAAAAGTTGGGCTTTATTGAACCAGGCACACGGGAAAAGGAACTGTTACGCAACGAGGAATTAAGAACCGTTGCAGAAGGCGAGGCGTTGGTAGAGTTAGTAACAGGCGGGTTATTTTCTGGGGTGAAACTGGCTGGTCGCGGTACGTCACGATGGTTCACAGGGCCGGGACCGGAAGCGAGACAGCTTGCAGATGACGCGGCAAAATACGATATAGAGTTACCCGCAGGGGCCGTTGGGCCTAGTGTCTTTGCAAGATTTATGTCGAGTGTGTTTGGCAGATTCCCGATTATTGCATCGAAGTTCAAAAGAACGGGCATAGCAGCGGAACGGCAGATTCAAAATATTCTGCAAAACGTACCGGGCAGGGTAGGGCAAGTCTTAGCGTCCACAGACCTTGGAACAAAGATTTTTAAGGACGGTAGAAAGCTGATTATAGATGTAGGGGAGAGGTTTGACAGACAGTACAACGAATTGTGGAAGCGGGCAGATGCAGCAAACATAACCGTATCTCCTAATGAGTTAAAACAGAGAGCAAGTGTTGTTCTCTCGCAAATACACAAGATCACGCCGCCCAGGCTGGAAAAAGTGACGCGGGAGGTAGACCGGGGATTTCCTGGCATTGGACAGGCTGTGTTAGGTCCACGCATACAAACGGAAACAATAACCAAAAAAGTGCGCGGGTCAGCGGGTAAATTAAACGACGAACTTGCGCGATTTATTGAACAAGAAATCAACACACTACCTAAGACTATAACTTTGCGCCAAATGGACGGTCTGTTTGCAAAAATAGACGAATACATTGCCTTAATGGACCCGACACAAAGAAGCACTACGACAGGGAAAGCCGTTGTCGCAAAGCTGTTGCAAATACGGAACCAGGGGACAAAGGATTGGGTAAACAGTGTGGACGGCCCCAACCCGGTAGCTGCACAGGAGATTGCAAAACAGATACGCTCTGTGGATGCGGAGTATGACGCATTT